GGCCAATTTGGCTCCCACCAGCTTTCGCACCCCTAAGAAGGGGTTTGGGGTTCTTTATTCCCCGAAGGTGTAGATCGTAATACGTTTGTACCGATCTTCCGTACCAGGCAAACTGGTCGCCTTGACGAAAGTCCCATCACCGTTATTATGGTCTGGTAATGGGAGGTTCTCCGACACCTCTCCGTGGCCTCTCGACCAAGAAAGGAGTTTCCGCTCGGCCGTCCATTGGACAGCGTCAGCAGGTACAAGACTAACAGCAGACCGCTGATAGATCGAGTACGCCGGAAGCACATAATCCCCTGGAAGCTGAGGACGGATGTCCTTTCGCCCCTTTAGGGAGAACGTGCTAAACGTATAACCTGCCCAACCTCGACGCTCGTGCGCCGGCTTCCTTACGCGGTCCCAAGGACCGAGCAGGTGGCCGTCACCGTAGCCGTCGGGGCCGTACAGACGCAGTGCAGGGTGGATCCAGGATTGGATCAGTTCTGCAAAATCGTCCATACCGCGCCGCACATAAAAATTATGCAGCGTGAACAGTGTGCGTGGTGATACCCATTCCTTTTGGAAGAAGGGTCGCACATCGATTCCCCGATAATAGTCGCGCCCACAAGATTCCCGAAAGGGACCCGAGTGGTAGCTTTTCTCTTCGTTGACCGTGAACCCGAGGCATTGCAGGAGGCGTGTAAATTCCTCCGACTTTGCCGAGGGCAGGATTATATCGTCTCCATAAACCGAGACGACGTCATCTTTATCACAGACAGCACGAGCGAGAGCCCAGAACACAAGGCTCTGCAACGGAAATGTAAATCCGTTTCCCATGCTCGAAAACTTCTCCAGGGTGAGACGGCGGCCACGATAAGTTACGTGACCAGTCCGCCCTCTTGCGAGGGCCATCGCCCAGTCCAGAGGGAGAAGGGAAAAGATCAGCTCAAGTGAAACTGAGTCTGACGCGGCTGAAAGGTCGAGGGTTGCTAACTCCCCCGTTAAGGATCCTTCAAGGGCTAGGCGTTGATTCCTAGTCTGGTCCTTGAGATCCACCCCGAACGCAGCTAGCCTACGTGTCATATGATCTCCCAGCGCAAGCTGGTACAGGCCGTTTAACACCGGCTCAACGATCACAGATCTGTAGGTTTTCACGTTCTTCGGGACGAATTCGAGCCTGCCATCATGAAGATGAATGGACAGGCCGAACCACTCCTCACCGTCTTCATCCACGCGTTCATAAGACGCGATGGCTTCAGACAGGAGTGGGAGCTCCTCCAATATCGCTTTCGCGATCGGGAGGCACTCTTCGCTACAAGACACCCCCGCCGCGAATTTCTCGCGGAGGGAAGCTTTTCGCTTCGGTGTCAAGGTCGTTGCACCTTTCCCGAACCTGTAACCCAACTCTTGGTGAGTCGGTAACGGGCCAAGAACTTGTGCGATTTTACGCTGCGCCCGCAACATGGCAGGCTCAACGCCGCGGAGAAATGAGAACTCCCCGCGGACACTAGCTCTGAAGGCTTCGTTCTGAAGCTTACAGGATTCTTCGGAAAGCACGAACTTATCGTACGCCGCTTTCTCCTTATCTATCCCTATGTCTAGGGGTTCGAGTTTGGAAAAGAGCGCCACGGCCTGACGGCAGTGGTAAAGCGTGCTGGCAGTCCAGTCCTCAGAGGACAAATCCAGCTCGTGCAAAACAATGTCGGAAAGATCGTCTCGCTTGATGGCGTCGACGATCGGCGCGGCTTTAGGGCCCGCGCACTCGGCATGTTTTAGTGCAAGTGTCCGCAACAAGTCAAGAGACTCGTTCGGGCTATACACCTCTAACCAATGCGCTAGTAAACGCATAAATTGCTCCATAAGAGTAAGGTTAGATGACCAGTTGGCCATCTTACGAGAGTGCGCATACAATACGCACCCGGTGACTCACGTCACCTGGATCAGCTGGTCGAACAACTCACACGCCGGGCCGCCCGTTTGGGGCGTCACGGACGTTGAGATGTTCCCCATCAAGTTCACGCAGATCTGCCGGCTAAGACGCCGGCCGGTCACGACACTCCGCTCGTGGTAGAAACCCACGGTTTCGGTAGTGTCGGTATACGCGACCTTGGGAGGGGCGGTGTAACCCGCGGAGTTTTGGCCGTTGATGGACTCCATCACTGGAACCTCGACCCTACAGGTGACCCGGAAGACACCAGACGGAAGCTTTCGCTTCGTCATAGTGGCTCGGATTTGGGCATAGTCTGGGACTCCCGCAAGGGACTCCTTCCACGTTGCCTTGAGCGTTCCGTCTTGGAGACGCTCGATCCCTTCGCCCACGAGAGTGTGCGTAACCGGAGTACCAGCACCGTCAAAGACGGTGATGTTGGCTTGGGCACTCATGTGCTCTAACCTTTCATGTACGCCCCCTGGAGGAGGCGCAGTACAGGGCAAAATTGCCCAGTGCGTCCGGCCGCTAGCGTTTGCCAGCGAACCCGGACACGAGGAGGCCTACCGCGTTGGCGCAATGCTGCCATGAGGCAACCTTGCCAAGCGGCTTAAAGTGCGGCTTTGGCACTTTTAGTGTCGAAGACACCGTTCGGGAGAACCCAACCTTACAGTAATTACCTCGCGGCTGAGCCGTGAAGTAAGCTGAAGTAGGGCTCAGAGCCCGTCCTATCCGTTTATCGGATATGATGAAGGTGCCCTTGAGACGCTGCACAAGGGCTCGCGCCGCCATCCAGTCACCAAGAGGTATAAACCAATCGGCGACGAAGGAATATGGCACGAGTTCCCAGGCCACTAGCTCTGGGTTAGTGAGTCCAAGAAGTTGAGGGATAGTCCCTGCTTCTTCAATCCTCGCTATATAGTTCCGTTGGTGTGATTTGATACACACCCCGGTAGCTCTATGCGCTGGATTGAAACCAACCTGTGAATCACGGGTCGATTTCGACTCTCTCCTGAGACCAACCCGATAGGATTGGCGGACAGGAGTGTTGAGGTGGTGCGCTAACATCTGCGCCCCCGCTTCCACGTCCTTCAAAAGTGGAAGCCAGCCATACTGGAGTTCGAGCCAGTTGTCTGCCAACATTTTCGATGTAGTCTTGCTCTCTGGCAAGTTCTTGTGCTTCTTCTTGTGACGCCGCGTCCCATTAAGGAGAAAATCCGCTGCGACACCGAACTGCCCTCTGCGGGCAGCCCCTAAAGCACCACCCAGACGCCCGGCGGTGTCTCCTATGAGACCCAGAGTAT